AATGCATCACGTAATGATCCACCTGGTGCATCTACATCTTTAAATTCACCTGGTTGAATTGGTGAGGCTTCGTCTCTAACTCTAACTCCACGTTGTTTAAATCCTGCTGGTAGATTTGATAATGTACCTGCATCCAATAATTGACGGAGAGCAGAAGTTGCAGTTCTACTTAATCCGCCAATCATATGAATTAACCCAAAGCCATAAAATCCTAAACCGGGAAGAAACTTAAAATGAACAAAATATTGGATTTTATTTTTCTTTGGATCTGTGGGCGCATAATTTCTTCTTATCGCAAGAATTGTTCTACTGCCTTCTTCAACAGTTACAATGTAAGGTAATTTAATTCCTGTAGGTCCTTCTTGTCCTTGATCTTCAAAACCTTCTAAGTCTAAGTTTACATGACACTCAAGCAAAGTATATATCGTTTCTTGTTTACCAGTTTTCTTAGTACCATCTAATTCTTTTTCTTTTTTCTCAACTGAGTTTTGTTCAACACTACTTGGTGGTGCAAGATCTACATCCACATAAAAACCATTTACTTGTTGTTTTCTTAATTCATTCTCTGACATTTTAACAACGTGTATAACTGCTTCTGCATCATCAATTGAAGTTGCAGTATATGGTACTACTAATTCATCAGCTGGTACAAATTTTGAAACTACTCTACCTAACGGTACATCATAGTAAATTTTTTTAAATGTAGAACCCGCAAGTGGTAAATGAAATAACATTGCATCAAACTCTTCTTCGTATTCTTTCATCTGATCCATGATTAAATAATTCATGTAATCTTTAACACGTTGTGATTGTGATTCTGTTTGTTGGTTTTTAACTCCTATAATTTGTGTTCTTACAGGGCCATCACTTGGTAATAATTCTTTGTAAGCTTGTGCTTGAAACTGAGTAACTGCTTCAGCGAGCACTGGGTGTGTTGCACCACTTGCTCCTTGAAACGGTTCCGTTCTGTTTTCGTATTTAAAACCAAGTAGATCTAAACCTTGTGTATAAGATTGTTCCCAATCTTTTCTAGAAGATTTGTAATCTAAATAGTTACTAACCATTTCAGATCCGATTGGATTTAAAATGTCATCAGGTAAAATGTCTGCTAAATTATCAAAATGATTCTCGGTTCCTGGTACATTGATTGCACCCGGTTCAAAGTCTAATGTTACACCACCGTCTTCTTCGGGTATAACTTCTATCGGTCCTTTATTATCTTCAGGTTCTTGAACGCTAACTTCTTCTATTTCCTCTTGCGAAGGAACTTCTAGTTTCGTCCGAGTGTTTGGAAGACTCTTGTCTATTTCTGCCATTTAATTTCTCCAGTTTTATTGTCTTAACAGTATTATAGGTAATATTCAACCCCTGTGGGTTTGGTCCACGTAATGGTGGTATTGTAGTTGTTAGCTTTTTCATTATTCGCCTAACATTCTAGCTAGTCCACCTAAATTAAATTCTCTAGTAAGAATTTTCATAATACCACCCTCTGCACTTCCTTGTCTCATCTCTGCTAAAATTCTTAATATGTTAGATAGTTCTGACATCGCTGGATCAAAGTCTTCGCTGAACCTTCTGTTAAACTCAGCTTTCCTTTCAGAACTAAAATTTTTTGAATATTCATCAGATAGTGAAGACATTAATAATAAATCCTTTTACGTGTTTCTTTTTTTTCATCCACATAGTCTTCTGGATGATCAATTAAACCACCTTGTCTAAATCTCATGATAGCTTGTGTAGTGCTATCCACCAAGTCATCATGATCGCCATATGGGAATGCAGCACACTCTTCAATGACTTCCTCTGCAAATTTTTGCTCAGGTGCCCATATCATACCACTTTCGAACAAAGGTGCAACTGCATTTACACGTGCGTGCTTATCATTTCCTTTAGACGGTGTGAAGTTGACAACTGGGATATCCATCTTTCTGAGCTCATAAGTAAGAGGTAGTCCACTCGCTTTTGCTTCAACAATAACTGTTTCAGGTTTCCAATAGTCATATTGTTCAAGGGCTAACCTACGTAACTCAGGGAACTCGTATCTGCCTTTGATAGAATCAAGAAGAATAAGGTTAGCCCCTTCATCCTCACTAGGATAAAATATACCCCAAGTGGTGATAGCTGAATAATCTGCAGTTTCTTTTTTAAGAAACGCAGTATCATAAGATTGTATTACATGTGATAACTGTGGGATATAATCTTTGGTATAAGTTCTCCACCACTCACGTTTAAGGATTGCACCTTCTTCACTAGTTGGTTGCTGCATCCACTGTGCATTCCATTTAGCAACGGGTAGTGTTGCTTGTACTTTCTCTAATTCATCTAGCTTCCAATATTGTGGCCATACAGGTTTTTTATTATCTCCGTCACCCATGATTGCTGGAAACTCGACCACGTGCCACTGATCAGCTTTAGCCTCGCTTTGATTTTTAACAAGCATACCTGTTAGATCTTTAGTAGACCAACGTGTCATAACTACAACTATCTTACCACCAGGTTGAAGACGTTGACGAGGACCAGACGTATACCATTCATATGCTGACTCTAATGCAGTCTTG